GGAGGCCGTGGCGATCGAAGTTTACCCGCCGCACTCCCGTGTCGTGAACAGTATCCCGATGCGGCATCTGTGGAAGCTGGGCTCGGACGACTGGTGGCCGGATCTCGGCCGCGAAGGCGCAAGCGAGCCACGCACCTTGCGAGAAACCTATTTCCGGGAGGCGTCGCGGTGATACCCGAACCCGCCCTTTCGGCCGAGCTCAACAAGCTGCTCGGCATGGACGACTTCGTGCGGCTCGCCGAGGCCTTCGGCGGCACGCGGCTGTTCGTGCCTGCGAAAGAGGTGGATACCAAGGTTGAAAGAGCACTCGGCCGCGACGTCGCCCGAAAGCTATCGCGCCGCTATGCCGGCACCTATTTGCGTGTCCCTCTTGCCCGCGAGGAGCGGGCGCGGCAATATCGTGCCCGTGGTCGCTCGAACGCGGAGATCGCACGCGCCCTCGGGATCACCGAGACCGGCGTCGACAAGATCTTCCGCCGCATGCCGGAAACGCCCCGCAAGGGCACCGATCCGCGCCAGGGCCAGCTCTTCCCCCTCGACTGACGATATGACCGCCCGCGCGGGCATGAGACCATGCCGCCAATCCTGACATCCTGCGCATGACGGTCGGGCCTGCCGACCGGTGAAGCAACCCGAACCGGTCGGCCAGAGCCGGCCGGTTCCCGCGCCGGAGCAGCCCTATGACCTCCACTCCTTATGATCCGCGCCTCATCCCCTGGACCGGGGAGAATGAGGGCAAGGTGTTGCGTGCCTATCGCTGCCCAGCGGGCAAGATCACCATCGGCTTCGGCTTCACCTGGGGGTCGAGCCGCTTCCGCGAATGGTGGATGACCGAACGCGGACAGAAACTCAAACTCGGCGATCGCATCAGTGAGGCTGACGCGATCTATCTTTTGAAAGAGGCGATAGACGCGGAATACGCTCCTCCGGTTCTCAAGGGAGCGCCGGACGCCACCCCTCATGCAAAGGCCGCCGCGATCGACATGCTGTTCAATTGCGGGATCGGCGCTGCCAGGTGGAGCTGGTTCAAGCTGCTCGCGGCAGGAAAGGTCTCCGCCTCGGCCGAGCGGTTCAAGGTCACCGGAACGACCGCCAAGGGTCGGCGTCTGCCGGGTCTTGTCCGTCGCCGCGCCGAGGGTGCCGCGATCATGGAGTTCAATCGCTGGCCCGCCCATATCAAGGCACCGCGCGCCATGACCGTCGAGGGCCTCCGCAAGTCGAGTGGTTGGCGGCTCGGGGCAGACGACTTTTCGCAGGGTCTGAAATGGCTCGTCGAACTCGGCTATCTGGCTCCAGGCGCAACAGGTGACGACAAGCTGATCACGGCGGCCACCCGCAAATTCCAGGGTGAGCATCCGCAGCTCGACATGGACGGCGTACTCGGTCGGGCAACTCTCGATCAGTTGCAGCGCATCATCGACCTGCGCAAGAAAGCTGGCGGAACGGCGGCTGGCGGCGTGGTGGTTTCAGGAAGCGGGGCCGCCGACAGCACCGCTCAGGTCTCGGGTTATGGCGACTGGCTTCTCTACGCCGGCGGGGCATTCCTGTTGCTGGGGCTCGCGTGGCTTGCCTGGACGTATCGCGACGAGATTTCCATCGCGCTCAAGGGACCTGAGAAGAACGGGAGGGCCATCAAATGATCAGCTTCCTCGGGGCGGTGCTGGTGGTCCTTTTCCTTGTCGGGGGTCTCTTCGTCTGCCTGTCGATGTTCGCGATGAACGTCCTGGCCGAAGCCAATCGGCCGGTCCCCAGGGGCGGCTTCCCTGGCCTCGGCTGGCTCATTCCAGCGGGTGTTTTTGCCCTTCTTCTCATTCTTGCGGGGTTTTGCTGACATGTCTCTCATAGGTGGAATCCTCGCAACGATCGCGGCCGAGGTCGGAGCTCCGATCGTCCGTGATATCCTGACGAAGCGTATCGGCCCGAAGGGTGGAGAACTGGCTGAGGCCGTCATCAAGACGGTGGCCGGCAAGGCCGGCGTCCAACCCGAAGAGCTTGAGACTGTCTCAGAGCCAGATCTTCGCGAGGCTGTTCTCGCGACAGAAGCGGAGACGCCCGAGCTCATCGCCCTCTGGTCTGCCGGTGTCGAAGGTCAGTTCGCCCTCCTGAAGGCCGAGATGAAGGAAGGCTTCTGGCAGTCGGCCTGGCGCTGGGGCTGGATGTATCTGCTCGGCGTGTACTGGACCTTCTACCTCTTGATCTTCCCGATCGTGGAGACGCTCACCGGCGTTCTGATCCAGCGCGTCGATATCACCATCCTGATGACGCTGACCACCTGGTTCATCTCGCTTTACATGGGCGGACACACCATCAAGTCGCTGGGCGAAAGCGCCATCAACGCGGTCAAGAGCTGGAAGGCTGCGCCGTGAACCTCGGAAACTCTGCCTTCGATCTCGCCGAGCTGCGCGCCGAACAGGAGCGCGAAGCCGCCATTCGCGCCGCCGGGCTGGCTGTCTCTCGCCCCGGTTCTCCCGACTGTGTGGAATGCGGGGATCCGATCGGAAATGAACGAAGGGCGGCAGCCCCCTTCGCAACCCGTTGCGTGTCCTGTGCGGAGCGCCAGGAAAGGAACCGGCGTGCTTGAGCCTGTGAAAGAGTGGTTGGGGGTCTTTGCTCTGGTGATCTCCGTCGGGGCGACGCTCTACGCCTGGCTGACATCCTCGAGCCGGGTCAACGCCGAACATCTCAAGGGGATGGACGAGCGTTTGGAGGCTTGCAAGGAAACGATCGCCGCATTGGAAAGACGCACCCAGACAGTCGAGCAGGAACTGCGGCACCTCCCGGCCAAGGACGATGTCAACGAGCTGAAGCTCTCCCTGGCGAAACTCGAAGGCACCATCGGGCGCCTCGATGAGAGCCTGAGCGGCGTCAACCGATCTGTTCGCAGGGTGGAGGACTATCTGTCGAGCAGCAAGGAGAAGGGCTGATGAGCTACGAGGAACACCTTCAGGCGGATGCCCGACTGACGATCCTCAAGGAACTGTCGCGGCAGACCGACGGGCGTCTGAACGAAACCGTTCTGACTGCGGTGCTAGACGCGTTTGGCTATCGCAAATCCCGTGATTGGGTCCGCACCCAACTTCGGGCGCTGGAGGACATCGGCGCGATCACTCTCGCCCAGGCCGGAACCGTATTCATCGCCTCCATCACACGCGCCGGACAGGATCACGTCGATCGGCGCACCATTCTCGAAGGCGTGCAACGTCCTTCGCCGGAGGTGTGACATGGCGAAGACCAGGCGGAAGGGCCGCGGGCAGCTCTCGGGTATCGAGCGGCTGCCCGACGAATGTCAGCCGGTTATCGCCTGGGCGGCCCAGGAGTTGCAGAACCGCGAGCGGACGCAAACCGAGATCTACGAAGAATTCTTTGCCAGGCTGCAGGCGATCCAGACAGAACATCGCGGCGAACTGGAATTCGCGATCCCGTCCTTCTCGGCATTTAACCGCTATTCGCTCAAGCTCGCGGTGATGACCCGGCGCCTGGAGGACACCCGGCAGATCGCCAAGACCATCGCGGACCGCTTCGACGCCGGATCCTCCGACGAACTGACCCTGATCGCCGCCGAGGCGATCAAGACGTTGGTCTTCGAGCTGCTGACCGACGCCGGCGAAGGCGGCATCGATCCGAAGGGCGCCATGAACCTGGCTTCGGCGCTCCGCGCGGCGGCTCAAGCCCAAGGTGTCTCCACCGCCCGCCGCCAAAAGGTCGAGAAAGACTTCGCCGAACAGGTCGAGGAAGCCGTCGAGACCGTGGTTCGCGAGAAAGGCATGTCTGAAGAGACCGCCGAAGATATCAAGACCCGCATTCTCGGGGTGCGAACATGAGCGCGCCGATCAGCAAGGAAGAGTGGGAGCGCATCCGGCGCGACTCGATGGCCGCCACGCCGGAGTTGGTCGAACGGCTCGGCCTGCCCGACGTTTTGCTGGGTTATCAGAGCCGCACGGTTGCAAAGCTCGAAGCCGGCACCGCCGTCCTCGTTATCGAAAAGTCCCGACGGATCGGTCTCACCTGGGGGCTGGCGTCCTACGCTGTCCTTCGTGCATCGAGGTCACGATCGGCCGGCGGTATGGACGCGATGTACATCTCCTACTCGCAGGAGATGACGCGTGAGTTCATCGACGCCTGCGCGATGTGGGCGCGCGCTTTTGCGGTCGCCGCTGCCGAGGTCTCGGAGTTTCTATTCGACGACACCGATCCGAAGCACCCGGACGAGACGCGACACATCCAGGCGTTCCGCATTCGCTTTGCCTCCGGCTTTGAAGTCCTCGCCCTCTCTTCCGCCCCGAGGACGCTACGCGGCAAGCAGGGTCTGGTCATCATCGATGAGGCGGCCTTCGTCGATTCTCTCGCCGAGCTGCTCAAGGCAGCGCTCGCGTTCCTCATGTGGGGCGGGCAGGTCGTTGTGTGTTCGACACACGACGGCACCGACAACCCTTTTAACCAGCTCGTCCAGGACATCCTTGGAGGGCGCTCGAAATACGCTCATATGCGCATCGATTTCGACGAGGCACTCAAGGAGGGGCTGTTCGAACGAATCTGCCTTGTAACGGGCAAGGAATGGAGCCCGGCAACAGAGGCGCAGTGGCGCCAAGACATAATCGACTTCTACGGTGATGGCGCCGACGAGGAGCTTTTCTGTATTCCCACGCAGGGCTCGGGCACCTGGCTATCGACACCTCTGATCGAAGCGCGGATGACGGTTCCCCGCGAAGACGCCCCGATCCTGAAGCTTGAACTACCAGCCGACTATCTCCAACTCCCCGAACTGAAGCGCCGGTCGTTAATCGCGCCGTTCCTCGAGGAGTTATCCGCTGCCCTCGACGGGCTCGACAAGTCAGCGCTGCACGCGCTCGGCTATGACCCTGCCCGACGAAACGACCCGGCGATTGCCCACCTTCTCCGCGTCTCCGACAACCTCGACCGCGTTTCGGCGCTGACTGTTGAAATGCGAAACGTGCCGTTCGCCGAACAAAAGGCGGTGCTGCGCGACATCATCAGATCCGGTATCCGCTTCGTAGGTGCGGCGATCGACGCCACTGGCATGGGCATGAACCTCGCCGAGGATCTCGGTCGAGAGTTCGGCATCCGTGAGGATAGCGACGGCGCGGGTCTGATCTGGCAGGTCACCCTTTCCACTACCTGGTACAACGAACACATGCCGCCCCTGAAGACGGCGTTCGAAGACGGCACGATCGCGCTTGCCGCCGATCCCGAACACGTCATGGACCTGCGATTGGTTAAGATCGTTCGCGGTATTCCCTCAATTCCGGCCGAACGCGAAGGCGAGAAGGGCGCCAAGAGACACGGCGATTTCGCAGTCGCCCTGGCGCTCGCTCATTTCGCCACGAAAATGGAATGGCGCGAATTCGCCTACCGAACCGCCCAGCCGAAACCGTCCCGCTTCGAGGAGCGCGCCGGGCCGGCTGACGAGAGCGGCTGGAGCGATCGGCCGGATGAACGAAGCGGCCGATTCCGCATGGCATCGTTGCGCCGATCGAGAGGACTATACTGATGGCGATGGACTGGTACGACGCTTACGGGCGCAAGGTGAGCACCGTCGCGCTCAAGAATGAGCAAGGCGGGCCTTCGATGCGCGGCGTCCGGCGACCCGATGCACTGCATCCTGCAGCGGGCCTTACGCCTGGACGGCTGGCGCAGATGCTCCGGAACTCGATCGACGGGACGCCCGAGGACTATCTGGCGCTCGCCGAGGACATGGAGGAGCGCGACCTTCACTACGGTTCGGTCATCCAGA